CCATCTGCAATTCTAGATGACGATAGTACGATTGAAAGAATTTGGAAAGAACAGTATTCACTGGCAGATTTCACTGCACCAAGTAACTTCAAATCGTATGAAGAACTTAAGACTAGGTTAGACGCAGTACTATCTGGTAAACAAGTGGTAAGTAATCAAACAGTTGTTGATGATACCGTTGTTGCACCAAAGGTAGATACGAAACCTGTTGAGAGTAAACAGGGTGAAGAAGAAGATACTATGGATTATTTCAATAAACTTGCAAATGCATAGTTAACCAGCAAACGCAATATCATTGTGTAAGTGGTTGTTGTGAACAATCTGTTTAGAATGGTTGTTCACAACGTCCTGTTTAACTTTACTTGAATTATCTTGATTAATATTATTAACAACAGTGGTTTCACCACCACCACTTTTATTCAATGCATTATCATTTATTTCTTCATTTCTACTATGTGCAATTTCAAAATGTTTTTGAAGTGCAGCAGTAACAGCTGCATCTATTTGTTCTTGAGTTGCATCTTTTTTAATTAAATCTTTACCAAACTGTAGTATTTTACCACCAAACTCTTTGACCTTCTCTTTAGTAGGAATTGCATCTAAAACTCTATTTTTTAAATTTGTACCAAAGTTTTTAAGTTTTTCAGACACATCTTCAAAAGAAGGAAGTTCAAAACCAGTTATGTCTTCAAACTTAGCAATCATACTATCTTTTAATGATGTAAATTTATCACCTAGTTCAGTCAATTTACCTTTTAGACCCTCTGCAAACCCAGCCATCTTTTCTTTAAGTTCATCTTTTGTGGGTAACATTTCTTTGAATGCAGTAAACTTTTCACCTATCTTATCACCTATACCACCAAAGAATTTTGATACACCCTCTGGAGTTCCCATACCTAATGTAAGAATACCAACTGCACCACCTACTAATGCTGCCTTTGCGATATCCATTTTAGTTGCAGTTTCATCTTCTGCTTTTTTCATACCAGCTTTAACACCACCAATGATACCTGTAATACCTGTCATAATTGCAAGACCGATAGGGCCAGTTGCAATTGCAGCTGCACGACCAAGACCAGCAAGTCCAACTCTTCCAGCAACACCTGCTGCAGAACCTAATTTACTACCAAGTCCAGCAATTGCACTACCTGCTGATTTAACACCACTGACAATTCCACTACCTGCTGCTCGAAGACCACTTGGTATTGCTCTAACACCACTACTAATTCTACCTCCAAGATTCATTTTTTGAAATGGGGAAAAAAATCGTGATAATCTACTTGAAGGTTTATTCATCTTGGGGTCAAGCTTAGGGCCTACAGTCCTATTTGCTATTTGTTTTGGGTTCATACCAAGAAAAGTTCTTATCGTTTTAAAACCTTTACTTATAATAGCAGTTGGTAAAGACAGAAGTAAAAATCTTAAAGTTCTTAATGGACTTGTGAGTGCAATGATTACTCCAGCAAGAAGACCAATTTTTGCAATTTTTGGCCCCAACTCTTCTAAATTTGTATTAAAATTAAAAGTGTTCTTCATAAAATCATCAAATGCTTTACCAGCACCTTCTATTTTAAGAATCAAAGAATCTAATGCACCTAAAAATTTCATAAAAGATTCTGATTGTAAAAATTGTACTAAACCAAGCAATCCTAAAAATTTTAGGAGAGGGCCAGCTTTACCACCAAAAATTTTTCCTAACTTATCAAAATATCCTCCAACTTTTTTCTCAATACCAAACAAAGCTTCTATAAACCTTTGTTCCTTTGCTTCTACTTTTTTTGCAGTAGACTGTTGTTGTGATTGTGAGGGTTGTCCTTCACTTATTGCAATGACACTATTCAATATTTCTTTTAATACGGTAGAGTCTTCTTCAGTTTGTTTATTAAGTTTTTTTACCTCATCATCTGTTTGGTCTATTCCTTTTTTCTCAGTGTATGTTTGGTTGACTCTCTGCAATCTACTTGCGTTAAGTATCTCACCAAGATTTTGTTTTATGGAAGAACCAAGAGATGGGTCTTTATTACCCTGTTCAATAAGAGCATTTGTTTTTTGTAATTCACCGATTACACCTTGTAATAAAGTTTCAGTAGACATTATTTTTTCTTCTTATCTGAATATGCGTTTGCACCAAAGAAACCCATGACGATAGCTGCAACTGAAACAAAATATGTTGCGGCCATATCACCAAGTATTTTTCCTGCTTGTTCCAAACCAATTAAATTTGCAAGTACCACTGCAAAGGGATATAGTAACATACCAAGTAAAGAGAACCAAGCCATCTTACGCATTGCATCTCTACGAGCATCTGCATCTTCTAGTTCTTTTCTTTTAAATTCCAAATCCATCTCCATTTCTTCTTGTGAAATGTGTCCATCACCATTTAAGTCTTTCTTCGCAACCTCATTATCAACTGTTTTGGTTATTTTGTCTGCCATGTGACTATCCTCTCATTTTTTGGTTTTCCTTCTCAATCCTTTCATTCTCTTTTTTAATCCACTCTGATAATAATGCGACATATATTTCTCTCTCATAAGGAATCATGTCTTCAAGTTCTCTCAAATTATATTTATGGTGTTGCATTAACGAAAAATTAGTTTTATAATAATTAGTTAGACTCTCGTGTGAGAGTCCTATTCTAAAAAATTTGAGAGGCCCTCCACAACCACCTCACCCTTGACATTTGTGTTAGGATTAGTAACTTTAATAACATGACGTAATTTTGGCATTGTATCAAAGAAATCCATAATTGATTGTAGTTGGTCATTTGTCATAGAGTCGATAAACTCATTCAATTCACCTTCATTCATGTCAACCCTGTTGTAAATTTTTTCTCCATGATGTATTTCATGCACACACTTGTTTAAAATACTAAACACCATAGACGCATTACCAGCTGAATTTAAGATTCCTTTGATATCATTCAATAATGGATATCTTAAAAAAAGTTTAATATCATTTGATACCTGTATTTCATTTGTGTGATTCGCAGTCATCTGTACGTTTACTTCCTGAAGGTTTATTTTAACTGGTACTATTGTTTTGTTATCGTCAGGACAAGTGATTTGTAATTCAGCAGTTTCTCCTATAGATTTTGCACGAATTTGTAAAAATATATACTCAATATCAAATAAAGGTGCTTTAAGAGGGTCTACTTTTCCAAAAGTACACGCTTTAACTAATTCTCCTACTGCGTTTGCAACATCACCTTCATCTTTTGCATCTTGTGCCATGAGTAATATTTTTTGTTCTCTTACAAGAAATGGTCTATAGTTTATTTTTTCATTTGTTGATGGTAACACCAATTGATATTTTGGTGTTTCTAATTTTGGTAAAGCCATTATATTATCCTTATAATCTAGTTAATACCTTTGGTATTTTATTTCTTATTTCTCTCTCAACTCCATTTAATACTACGTCACCTATTCTATTTAGTAGGGGTTTTGGTAGGTCAGCCTCATCTGTTAAATTTTTAAAGTATCTATACTTAAATGTTACACTTACTTTCTGTATCTCTGTTGCTGGTGCATATGACAATGATTGTTCTGCAACCGTTGATGGAAAACACTCAAGTATTTTCACACCAAATCTTTTTTTATTATTTTCATCTAATTGATGTATATCCATTGAACCGACATATTTATCATAATACTCCATTGCAAAAGTTCTATTATCAAAAGAAAGTCTTTGCCATGTTTCAAAAAAGGTTCTCTCTCTCATATCAGTAGAACACTGAAACACACCTGTTATATCACCATAGGTGTAACCTGTTACAACATCTTTTAGTGGGCCATATAGATTGACATCAGGAGTTGTATCTAAAGTTCTGCCTGGAAAAGAAATAGACTCACAACGTAAACTTGTCTGTCTAGTTATACCCTCACTTGTTTTTTGGGGCATTAGTATTGACATGATGTTTGTGTCTGTACCTACAGGTGAACCACCCACACCACTTGGAGGGTGAAGTGTTACTTCGTACCTAGAAGGTTTTGCATATCCATCATCATTACGAAAACCACTGAGTATCTCATTCATTACACCATACGCAGTTCCTTCTATAAGTCCACCTAAATTAAATTTTGCCATTAAATCATTTTCCTTGAATCTTTATACACTTCTGATTGACTACCCTTCTTAAATCTTTGAACAGGTAGTAGAGTTGCAACTGTAAACTCATCTGCATCTACCCTACGAAATCTTGATTTAACTTTACCAGCAAGATATCTTTTTATTGTTGGTCTAATAAGTCTTACTCTTTTTAACGCAGTATAATTTACATTTAATACTGTAGACTCATCAAACTTTGTGTTGTTACTAAAATCAACAACTCTATCTAATAATTTCATTCTCAATGGTATTGGTAAATAATGAAAGTTTAATCCTAAAAATCCATCATTGTAATTTTCTAATGGTAATACCAATGGAAACGTATCATAATATGGTAACTTCTTTTTTAATTTTGGGTCATAGATAAACATATTTAATCTACCAAAGAATGGATTGGTTGCTGGTTTACCATCTCTAATTAGGTCTAGTGATTTAGGTGTACCAAACTCTCTTATTTTATCACGATACCAATCAGTTGACTTTGGTCTACCCTTTGCAGCTTTAACTACACTTTGGCTATACTTACTTGGAACTGCCATCTAGTTTCTCTCTATTCTTTAGGTGTTCTTCTTCTATTAATTCTTTAGACTGTCCATGATACTTTACTGCATAGTGATTGTCAACCATGAAGTCATTAAGTATTACCCACTTGTCAAGGTGTGGTTCGTGAACTCTAAACTTACCGAGTATTCTACCAAACTTACCAGATTTATCTTTTTCTGTAATCAGTGTTTGTATAGAACCAACAGGCATAAATGTGAGAACTAAATCTTTAGCAATATTACCATACTTTTTTTCTTCTAAATCTCTTGTGCGTGACTCTGGTGTATCTATACCATATAACCTGATGCGTTCTTTGTGTAACCAAACACCGAACCCTAAGTCGATATCCACATCAACTGTATCTCCGTCAATTACCTTGACTATTTTACATTTGTACTCGTACATAATACTATTTATACTTCGGATTGAGATGGTCTTCAGTTAGTATCTTAAATTCCATGCCACGATTTGCACACCAATCTTTTGCAGATTTCCATTTTGCATTGTTGATACCCCAAGTCTTTACCTCGTTATACCATTTGCGTGTTCTTTTTTTAGGTGTCTTGGTAGGTTGTTTACATTGGTGTTTAGGTTTAACCTCAATAAGAAACTTCTTGACACCACCTGTAGTTTGTTCTATCTTTATATAGAAGTCTGGAAAGTATCTGTGCATCTTACCGTCCCAAGGCGACCTGTAGGGAACGATTATTTCCTCACTACCCCACTCTACAACTTTATCATTTTTATCACAATAGACCATAAACTTAAGTTCCCACGAAGAACGGTAGACAACCTGTGATGGGTCACCTTTGTATTTTTGTGGGTTCTTTGGAATATATTTACCTTTGTATGTCATGTCGACTAAATACTTTCATAGGAGTATTTATATGGTAGACTTCAGTACGATTGGTAGAAGAATCACAAGTCAAGTTGTTAATAATGGTTTGCAAAAAGTTGCTGGTAATTTACCAGGCCTGTTAGGGTTAGGTAATAAGAGTGGTTCGGATAATTCTGACACTGCAACTCTTAACAAGAATGAAGTTGATACTAAAATGTTTCAGTTTCCTCTTGATGTTACACAAGACCCAGGCTTAGGTAATCAAGGTCATTATATGATGTTCTATATCAATGAACAATTAGACGCACAATTTAGATTTGCTGGTGAACCTAAAGACGGTACAAAAACTGTTAACGGAGAGGGACAAGAAAGATTTATACCTGATTATCTCGTAAAACAAAGATTAACAAATGCTGGTATTGTTATATCTGAAAAAGTTAAAAATACAGATGGAGTAACTTCTTTATACAATGCTGCTAGAGCTGGTAATCCAAATATTAAATCAAACAGTTATGCAGAAGGTATAGGGTTTGGACAAACAACTAATACTTTATCAAAAATAAAAGAAGGTCAGCAAGTAATATCTTTAAAAAGAAAACCAACAAGACGATTAGACACTTGTATTTCATTGTATATGCCAAATACTCTAAATGCAACTTATGGTGCAAGATATGAAGACCAAGCTATAAGTCAACTTGCGTCTGGTGTGGTTGATATGGCAGATGCTTATATGGGCCCTAACGGAGGTAGTTTTCAAGAAGCTGCAAAGGCAGGAAAAAAGAAAATACTTGGAGAGATGAACAAAAGACTTATATTAAAAGGTTTAAGTCTTGTAGATGCACTTGGTGTAACTGGCGCAAGAGAAGCATTTGAGATAGACCAAGGGTCAGTTATAACAGACAGAATGGAACTTGCATTTAAAAATGTAAACAGAAGAAACTTTACATACAACTTTAAATTGATGC